GCGATTGATGACTGCCGTTACTGGCTTGCCAGCATTGAGCAGACGCTTTGAAGCAACGGAGACAAGAGGCATTCGAGCCAAGCAAGGATCAGGCACCTACGAAATCAAGGCTGCCAAGTTCGCATCGCTCCAAGGTCTAGCCATTGATCTAGGCGTTGTTGATGAAGTGCACCTGTTGAAGATGGATCTATGGACAGCGCTTATCGCGGGTACAGGAGCTAGAGACAACTGCATTGTTGTAGGTATCACCACAGCAGGAGATGACAACTCACAACTACTCAAGCACCTTTACAAGCTAGGTGACGACAACACAGCAGGCTTTGGCTACATCGTGTGGGAAGCTCCTGAGGCACGTATGCCTGAATCAGATGAAGAGCTAATACTCTTCCTCAAAGCCGCTAACCCTTCTCTTGAGTTTGGCCGTAAGGGTGTCTCAATGGAGAAGGTCATTGAGCAAGTGAGGTCTACTCCACCTGACAAAGCAATTCGAGACAGGCTCAACAGGTTTACCTCTGGCAGTGACTTGACGTTTGTGTCAGGTGAGATGTGGTCACGTAACGCGACACCCATTGACGAGAGCTTCCCTGTTGGTCGTTCCATCTTCACTATCGACGTTGACACTGAATGGCGTTATGCGTCCATCACACAGACTCTTAAGCATGAGGGCTACATCTATACAAGGTTGGTAGCTAGCGTGCCTCAGCCAACACCAGAGCTTCTAGACAAACTATGTAGGTGGCTCTACAAGCACTCACCAACCATCTACGTAACGGACAGCAAGCAACTTGGAGAACGCCTCAAGTCTGGCGGGTACCCCGTAAGGCAACTCAATGGCGGAGACGTACTAGCTGCCTCATCAATGTTCTATGCCAAGTTGGCACAACAGAAGATCAAGCATGGCAATGACCCGTTGCTCTCGCTACAGCTTCCGAACACCATTCGCAAATCTGTTGGTGACAGCTTCAAGCTGTTCCGTAAGGACAGGTCAGTTGTAGTTGATGCAGTGCGAGCTACGGCATTTGGTGTTTATGCAGTGGAGACCCTAAGCCCCATTGCCTCAATGATTCTCTAAAAGGACTTTCCACGTACCTACGATAAAATGTAAGGGTACAGGAAAGACAGGGATGGGATTTCTAAATAGGTTCTTCTACACCAAGCCAGAAGGCATGCAGGAGCGTTCCGAGGGTGACAACTCTCCGCTACCTAGCGACCCATCCACAGCCCTAGAACAAATCCGCAGGGACACTTCAACTAGAAGTGTTACCACGGGTGATGCTCTAGGGCTTTCTGCTGTCTATAGGGCAATCAGCATCTACGCCATTGCAGGCAAGCAACTAGGCATTGACGTATACCGCACGGGTAAGCAAGTAGACGCACCTAGCTTTATCAAGCGTCCTGACATCAATGAAACCCGTTCCTCATTCATTGAGCAGACTATTACTGCTCTGGCTTTGAACGGTAATGCTTACTGGCTCATTACCCGTGACAGCCAAGGCAGGGTAACCAACCTAGAGAACATGAACCCTCTTGATGTGAGCATTGAAGTCTCACAGTCAGGCAGGGTTATCAAGTTCACTTACCTAGGCAATGACTACAAGCCAAACGACATTCAACACCTAAAGCTTCTCCGTGTTCCCGGCAACGTAAAGGGTCTTGGTCCTATCCAAGCATCACAGGCAGAGCTAAGAGGAACACTCGATACACGCGACTATTCAAGCAACTGGTTTGAGACCTCAGGCATTCCTAACGGTTACCTCAAGACAGAAGGTCCAGCGGCACCAGAAGACCTAGCAAGGAACAAGGAAGCTTGGATCAAGGCAACACAGGGTCACGGCGTCCCTGCCATGAGCAATGGCCTTACGTATGTGCCAATCTCCCTCAGCCCCAAGGATGCCCAGTTCATTGAGTCCCAAGCTTTCAACATCACTGGCATTGCTCGAATGTTCGGCATTCCCCTACGCATGATGCTTGCCACCGTTGAAGGCAACAGCATGACTTACGCCAACATGTCTGACGAGCGTAAGCAGTTCATTGAGTTCTCTCTCATGCAATACCTGATTGAGATTGAGGACGCTCTTAGCTCATTGCTCCCCGGTAGCCAGACTGCCAAGTTCAACATTGAAGCTTTGCTACGTGCAGATACAGAAGCACGCTACGCAAGTTATGCCGCTGCTATCAACGCTGGCTTCCTAGAAGTCAACGAGGTACGCGCCATTGAAGGCTATGAGCCATTGGCTAAGCCTGAGCCAGCAACACCTAAGGATGCAAATGCTACAGACCCGAGAGTTTGAGCTTCGCGCCAATACAGCTACAGAAGACCGCACTGTCACAGGCATTGCAGTTCCATTCAATGACCCTGTAGACGTTGGCGGATACAAGGAAATGATTGCCCCAAACGCAATCATGCCTAGGGACAACATCAAGTTGTTCTATGGACACGAAGAGCCAATTGGTCGAATCGTTGAGTCCAAGGATACAGAAGCCGGCTGGTCGATTACAGCCAAGATTAGTGAGACTTCCAGAGGTAACGAGGTTTACACCTTGCTTAAGGATGGAGTGCTAGACCGTTTCTCTATTGGATTCATGCCAATGGAAGAGAACGAAGATGAGAACGGAACCATCGTACGAACCAAGATTGACGTTCGTGAGGTTTCTATTGTTCCAATCCCAGCCTATGAGGGAGCCAAGGTTGAGGAAGTGCGTAATTCCCAAGAGGTAGCACAGGAACTAGCTCCTGCTATTAATAAGGAGATTGACGTGGATAACGTTGCAATCGAAGAAATGAGAGAGTCCGTTGAAGCTCTAGAGCGCAAGGTATCTACTCTCTCTGTTGTTGAAGCCGCACCAAAGCTAGATACCCGTTCTGCTGGTGACATCGTTAAGGCTCTCGCCTCTGGTGATGAAGCGACCAAGAGGGAATACGAGCTAGTAACCCGTGCGTACACAGGTGGAACGTCTGCTGACGCAATCGTTAAGCCTGCTTGGGTCGGAGACCTAACCAAGATCGTTAAGGAAGGCCAGCCCCTAAGCGCATTGTTCGCTGGTGGCAATCTTCCTTCCAAGGGCATGAGCATTGAGTTTGCTCAGCTTAAGTCCAACACCATGACTGTAACTGAGGTTGCAGAAGGTGATGACCTTCCATTCGGCAAGGTACAGGTTGAGACCAAGACTGCTCCTGTAAAGCTATACGGTGGTTACACACAGCTAACCCGTACAGAGATTGAGCGCTCTGAAACCAACATCTTGAACGTTGCCATTGAGGCACAGGCTGTTGAAGCTTCCATGCGCATTGGCGCTGTGCTCCGTTCCTTCTATGGAACTGTTCACGCTGCTCAGGTAACTGCTGACAACGTTGTTGAAATTCCTTCAACTGGCGTTAGCTACAAGGATTGGCTAAAGGCCACCCTTCGCGCAGCAGCTAAGTTCAGCACTCTTGGACGCAGCCTAGACGCTCTTGTAGTTGGCATGGACGCCTATGAGGCATTCCTTGACTTCGAGGATTCAGAAGGTCGCCCAGTCGTAGGTATCAATGGTTCTGGTGTCAATACTGTTGGCTCTTTGAACATCACTGGCCTATCTGGCAAGTTCATCGATGTTCCAATCGTGCTTGACCCAGCGCTTGTAGCAGGTAAGGAAGCATTTGTTAACGCTTCTGCTATCCGCTTGTACACAAGCCCTGTTGTCTCCCTACAGGATGAGAACATCCTCAACTTGACTAAGGACTTCTCTGTGCACACCTACGCGGCTGTTGCAGACGAAATCCCTGCTGGCATCGTTCCTGTAGTTGAAGCTGCGTGATCGTAGTGACCGACCTTAAGAGCTACCTAAATGCTAACGACACTGACACCACCTTTATTGATGAGTGCGTTGTTGTAGCTGAGGCAATGGTTGCTAGGCACATTGGTTCTGCCATCGTGCCTGACTTCATCGCTGCTAGGGCTGCTCTTTTGGTCGGTGCTCAGCTCTACAACAACAAGAAGTCTCCTAATGGTGCTGCTCAGTTCACAACGTTTGATGGAACTGTCGTAAGGCAGCCACGAGACCCAATGACTGCTGCCTATCCCATCCTCAATCCCTTCCTAGGGGCAGGGGTGGCGTGATGGGGGCACTTGTAGAGGCACGTAAGGCAATCGCAGACAAGCTCAGTGAAGTTGGGCTGAACGCTCATCCAAGTCTGCCTGACTACATCAACACACCAATGGTGTTGGTCACTGCTGGCAGTCCGTACGTAGTCCCAAGCGACTACTACGGAAATCACAAGGTCGCATGGAACCTCATCTTTCTCTATGAGTCACAGAGCTACGAAGTAGTCACTGACGAGCTAGACAACATGATTGAAACCGCGATCTTGACTCTTGCTGACGAAGGGTACGCCGTACAGAGCGTCAATGAACCTTACACATTTGAGGTTGGCGTTGAAGCGTACCCAGCAATCAGCATGAATATTACCGACAACGTAAGGATTTAAGAAATGGCAAGAATCAAGGGTAACAAGCTAACCATTGAGTTTGATGGTGAAGCGTACACAGACCATGTGAAGTCCCTAAAGCTTGAGCAGGCAGAGGCTGACAGCAAGTTTGTTACCTTTGCTGACGCTGCTGCTGGTGGTTCCTATGAATGGACCATGACTGGTAGTGCTGCTCAGGACACAGACGCTTCTAGCTTCTGGACAATGGTTTGGGAGAACACAGGTACAGAGGTACCTTTCACAGTTGCACTACACGGTAACGCAAACCCAACTGTCGCTGAGCCTCACTATGAGGGCACAGTCAAGATTGGTGTTAAGCCTCCAATTGGTGGAGACGCTGGCGAAGACGTATTCGAATTTGATTTCGAATGGAAGGTCGTAGGCGACGTTACTAAGGTAACTGCCTGACCATGGCTGTTGATGGCTCTAACAGCGTACGCATTGATGGATTGAGCAAAGCTACCAAGGCACTTGAAAAGGCTGGCGTAGATGCACAAGACCTCAAGACGCTCATGCATGAAATTGGCATGGTCGTTGTTAGGGCTGCCAACGTCCCTACAAGGACAGGACGACTTGCAGCTTCGTTGAAGGCTGGCAAGGGCAAGACAAAGGCTGTGGTGCGTGCTGGTGGCGCAAGAGTGCCATATGCAGGAGTAGTCCACTACGGATGGCCTGCTCACAACATGCAACCACAGTCATTCCTATCTGAGGCTCTAGAGAGCCACAAGACAGAAGTATTCAACAAGCTTGAGGACGGTATTGACGATGTTCTCAAGCGTAACAATCTCAAATGAAAGCGGTAAAGCGATGAATATTGAACAACTAACCATTGGTGAAGTAGCCAAGATCGAAGAGCTAGCAGACCAGAGCATTGACGCAATGGCAGACCCAACAGCCCCTAAGGCAAAGATGATGGCAGCCATGGTGTATGTGCTCAAGCGTAGGGAAGACCCTGCGTACAAGTTCAGCGACGCCATGAACATTCCCATGAGCGAGCTAGACGGACTGCTGGGCGGTACAGATGGCGACAAAGCCTAAGAGGGATGAAGACCTAGCAATGTTCGTTGTGCACATTGGTATGAGTCCTGCTGACTACTGGCAACTAACGATCAATCAGCGCAACGAAATCATCAAGGCTTACAACAAGGCCAACAAGAAGCGTTAAAGCTCCCTGCCTGCTGTTTCATCGCTTGGCAGTAGGCAGGGCATAAACACAAGCGATTGGAAAGGTTAGAGATGGCTGGACAGTCAGTTATTATTTCGGTGCTTGCTCAGACTCAGCAATTCAGCAAGGGCATGAAGTCTGCATCTGACACGGCCAACTCTACTTTTAAGAAGGTTGCTGGCCTTATTGCAGGAGCCTTCTCCATTGCCGTAGTAACAGCATGGGCTAAGGACGTTGCTGACCAGTTCATGCAACTAGAGGATGACCTAGGCAATATTGGTGTCCAGATGGGTTCCAAGACTGCTCAGCACTTCAATGACTCCTTTGCAGGCAAGCTAGCTGGTATCGGTCTGAGCAAGGTTGAAGCTACAAGCCTTGGCTCAATGCTCTCCACTACCTTTGAGAAGGCTGGATTGAGCGGTAAGCAACTAGAGTCAACCATTGTCCGTGTCCGTGATATCTCAGGAGCGACAGGACAAGACAACACCACCATTGCTAGGGCATGGGAAGCTGCTGAACGTGGCAAGTACGCCGCAATGGAGAAGACTCTAGGTTTGAGCAAGGGCACAATGAAGACCCTTGTTGAAGAGAAGATGAAGCGTGACCACCTGTCAGAGGCAGAAGCTCGACACGCTGTCTTGATGCAGCAGACCCACAAAATGCAGGGTGAAGCCAAGAAGGATGCTGACACTCTAGGTGGACAGCTTGAGATTGCTAAGGCCATGTGGTCAAACATGGGTCAGGCTATCGCTGAGAAGGTCATGCCGTATGTCATTCAGTTTGGCAAGTGGATTACAGGCACAGCAGTGCCCAAGCTCCAAGAGTTCGGCACATACATTCAGAACATCCTAGGTCCAGCCTTGGAAGGTCTCGGCAAATGGATTCAGGACAACACCACTTGGCTAGCTCCACTAGGCGTGGCTATTGGTGTGATCGTTGCAGCTTTCGTAGCTTGGCAGAGTGCACTAGCTATCTGGTCTGCCATCACAACGGCTGCAACAGCCATTCAGGGTGCATTCAATGCCATCCTCCTTATGAACCCAATCATGCTCGTTGTGGTGGCTATCGCTGCTCTTGTAGCTGGCTTGGTCTATTTCTTCACTCAGACAGAGACAGGTAGGAAGATTTGGCAGAGCTTCACAAAGGGTCTTACAGACCTTTGGAGCAAGTTCTCAACGTGGATTGGCAACATGTGGAAGACCGTTGTAAAGATGTTCGAGGGAGCAGCCAAGGGAGCTACCGACATTTGGACGGCAGTTACAAAGTGGTTCTCTGAACTACCTGCCAAGATTGCTGATTTCTT